ACTTCTAACGTTTAAAGCGTTAAAGATTGTCAAAGGCAAAAACAAAATGTACGCTATAATAAATAAAATAATTCCCATATTAATAATTTTCACTTATGTAGTTAGTAATTTGACTATGTAATCTATCGTATAATTCAGAACCTATTGAAGCACCTATACTTTCTAAAATGTTTAATGCGCTTATCCATTGACCTGCTAAAACTTCATTTCTAACAGGAATTAAAACACTTTCTATTGCTCCGTGCTGTTCTTCGGATAAAACACCACTTAATTTAGCAAGTCTAAACTCTGCGCTTATTTCAGCATAAGCATTAACACCGTCTATTTGCCTTTTTTTATAAAGCATCGTTTCATTTTCTTTCGCTTGTAAAATTGCATTTAATTGAATTTCTTCTGGTGTTGTAGTTTCAATCCATTCGCTACCATTCCAAAAGCCTTTAATAAACTCATCAGGCATTTGAATTTGTGTCACTTCTTTTCCTGTAGGTACTTTGTCAATACTTGTATAGTTACCCGCAAAATATCCGTTTATGTGTGTGCTTATCATAGTTATATTTTTTCTTTGTAATTAACATATATGCTCAAATGACCAATTGCATCTGATAAATTGTTGTTAAAAAAGAAAGCTGTGACTAATCCATTTTTTAACATTGTAAAAGGTGTTACTGAAAACTCTTGCATTTCTCTGTTTGTACCAGACGTATCTGCTGGCAAAACTATTTCCTTTATCAGTTGAGCGTTCGCGGCATATGCCCCTACAATTTCTAAATATACAATGTGTACTGTTGTTTCAGCGGTATTTCTTATTTGTCTGACTGTTATACTTGTAACTTCTTGGTCGTACTCAACGACGTCAGCCCAACCTCTAAAGCCAGTTTTTAACGAAGCTCCATTCCAATACCCTGTTTCGTAATATGGCACCCATTTTGTTACACTAGCAGCATTGTAGCGATATCCATACCAACCAGTTGATGCAGCAAGGGTGGTTTGTATGTGATGTTCATATCTGCCTGTTCTTAAAGTACCACCACCGCCTAAATCAGAAGCAGCTACTTTTTTAGTTTCTCCTCCTTGAACAATTGCTAATTCTTCTGTTCCCGCTAAAGGTAAAGTTGCACTTGTTAATTCACTTATTTTTTTATTTGCCATTTATAGTATAATTTTAAAACCATCTTCTTGCAATAAGAAGTCGCCATTTTCTTGTAATAAATATTCGTTTGTATCTTCTCCTGCTATTGTAAAACCTGCGTCTATTAAATTATTAATATACCAAGCTTCTTTTTCTTCTTTACCTTCAAATGATAATTTAACGCCATTAAAATCCGATTTACTGCTTCCTGTTGTATAATCTATACTATTACATTCTAAACCATTTCTATTGCCTAAAAAACGAAAATTTCCATTTCTATCTTGTGCAATAATATTAATGTTGAAGTTTAAAAAACTTTCGTAATTAAAACCGTTTTCTTTTACGAGTTCAAAATCAATTTTTAAATCAAAATATTTACTTCCGTTCTCTTCTAATTGACTTTGGCTTATACTTGGTTGGTTATCTACTTCAAAAGGATAAATTATTGTTTCTGGATAACTTACTAAAACATTATTATTTAAAACAATTTCAGAACGTAAATAATTAACGTATTTAAAAAGGTATATTTTATTAATACCTCCAACTACGTCTTTACAACTCCTATTTCTTCCTTGTGTTATAGATACCAACCGCCTGTAGTTTTAATGTTTTTACTTGCGTTTACTTCATCTTGCCACGTCTTATATTCAGCTATTGTATTGTGGCATATCCATTTTTCAAACCTTTGTATTAAAGCCTGTCCGATTGAGTGATATTTACCTGCTAAAAATTGAGCTTCTTGCTTATCTACTATTTCGCTATTCTCTGCTGTGTGTTTATAAATACCGCCATTAGTAACTAAATAGCTTGCAACCTCTAAATATTCAGCTAAGGCTTCATTTTTAACTATTGGCTTAACGAATTTAGTATATAAATCTAAATATAAACCTGCTAAAGTATTAGCTTCTGCATCTGCCAATATTTTAGTATATAATTCAGTTCCTAAAAGTGGCTCTAAAACTAACAATTGAACATTGTAAACACAATATCTATATTTATCAATATCTACATTACCACCTAAAATAGTAGTTTTGCTTATTGTCTTTGGGTCTATTAATAAAAATTCCATATTTACTTGTTTAAAAATCCATTATTAGGCATATCATTTGGTTTTTGATATATCTTTTTATCTAAATTTGGTAGTATTTCGCCCTGTTTTCTTGCTTGTGCAGGTGTAACTTCCTTAGCATTTGGGTTATTTACATCGGCTTTTAGTTCATAAGTTTCCCTTATCCAAAAATGTCTACAAGCTCCACCGCCTTTGTAAAGTAATATATCGTAAGTATTAGCACCATTAGGACCCCAACCTTCATTAACTACCTTACTACTCATTGCGTTAATATCTTCTAATCTATAAAGCTTATTTGCAGTTATCATTTTTCTGCAAAATTCTCTACTATTTGCGCTTAATTCTCCACCATAACGCAACCTTGACTTAAATTTTTCTCCATCTAATTGACTTTTTGCGTTTGGTTTTGCTACTCCCGTACTTGCAAACTCTAAGTTTGTTTCACTTGTTATTATTTCACTTTCAACAAGTACCCAATCTTCTGTTATATCTTCGCCTAAATTAATGAGTTCATCAGCTACATTAGTGTCAAGATTTTTTTTTTCATCACTACAACAAACGTGCGAACTCATAGCTACATCAGTTGATTGTGTTGCATCTGTTAAAGGAACAAAGTAAAGGTTTAAGTTTATATTGTAAGCGTTTAATATATCGTCTAAAGCCTCTAAAATGTATCTTTGTTTCGGTTGTATGACGCGCTTCATTAATTGCGCCTCTGCTGTATCTAATTCGTCTGCATTGTTTCCTAAACCTGTGCTATCTTTAATACCAAACAACATTGGACTAACTACACCATGAGCTGTTAACAATTGCTGTCTTGCTTCGCCTGTTAAATACTCCCATTGTTTATGAACATTATCATTAACAGGAAAAGGCGTTACAGTTATTTCAGCATCTACACCATTAAAAGACAATACAAAACTCATTGCGTTTGGAGAGCCTGTTAATTTTGCTTTTATCTGTCTTTCAAATTCAGCTTTTTCTTCTTCACTTAAACTATTACCGTTTGGAACGTTAATAATATAACCAGCACTTAAACCTTTACGGATAGAGTTAACATATAAGTTAGCAATTTCTTCTTCCATTTGTGCGTATGGTAAACCCGCTAAATAATCTGGGTCGCTAAAATAGTTTTTACCTGCATTATAAGGACTAATACAATATATTTCTATTGCATCGCTTGAAGTTCCAAAAGCAGAATACTCTTCTGGTTTATTTTTACTTGTGTTGCTCCAGTCTTTACAGAAAAAATAACTTTCAATTTCTCCTTCTTCGTTTTCTATGCTTGGCGCAATTTTCTCTTTTGCTACGTGTTCAATTTTAGAAATATCTCCACCTTTATTTTTAATAACAAACATTGACGCTTCGCCATACAAATTAAAATCTGAAATAATACGTCTTAAATCTTTGTTTGAAAGTATAGTTTTAAACTTAACAAAGTCCTGCATATTATTTTGTACGTTCTTTGCGTTTATTCCGTTGCCATAAAGTAAGTTGTTAAACGAATTTAATATAGTTGAGTGCGTAGGACTTCCGTTTTTTCTATCTATTAAATCTTGGTAAAAAGTGTTATTTCTACCATTTAACATATACCCTTTAGATTTATTTTCTTCTAATTTAGGGCGTACATAATTATTTAATTGAATTAATCTTATATCGTTACTCATAATAGTATTCGTTATTGTCGTTTAAGTATGTTTGTGTATCTTCTTTGGTTGCGATTAGCTTGCCTCTATAAATAACTTCTGTGTTTTTTAATATTTTCATTTGGTATTTATCGCCTTCTTCAAAAACAAAATCAAATTTTAAAAACATATAACCGTCTAATATTTGGTAATTGTTAGTAAAAGAAATTCCTATTTCAAATATAGCGTTAGAAGTTTCAATTTGAGTACTTTCATTATAAAGCAATAACTCTAAAGCGCCTATAGGATAAACTCTGCTTATTAATTGTATATCGTGAGTTGTGTTATTTGGATTTACTACCTTCATACTATTAAAACTAATTTTTTTGTTATTTGTTACAAAGTTTTTGTATATTTGACAAACTAAAAAAAAATAATTATGAAACACACAGAAGAACAAAGAAAAATAGAATGGGACAATATAACAAGAGATATTACCGCATTTATAAAGAAATACGAAATACCAGAATTTAAGGCTGAATGGACTTATAACAAAGATAAAGGCGATGTATTATGCACATCAATAAAAAACCCCTAACAGAACGTTAAGGGTTTTTTTTAAAATAAAAAAGAAATACTATACTAAAGCTAAAAATGCTGTAATAGTTGCAGAGTCTAAACTTGGTGCAAAATCTTTACACGTTGCAACACCTGTTAAAGTATATCCGTTTAAATCAGTCTTAGCTCCTCCTGTAGTAGAATCTACAGTAAAATCGATTGCATCATCAATACCAACAACTTTATATTCTCCATTTCTTGTTTTTATTACTGCCATTGGATAACCAGCAGTTAATAAATTAAATTCTGCACTTGTAGCCGCATCTGTTTTTTTCAAAACAATAGTAAGCGTTTGAGTGTTAATTGAAGTTCCTGTATTTCTGTCAGATACTTTATTTTCTGCAAAAATATTTCCATCTCCTTCAAGTTCATATTCAAAAGCCTCCGTTAGTAATGGGTTTACTGCGGTAGCAACACCATCAACAACCGTAAAGGAATCTTCTAAGCCATTGAAAAGATAAAGTTTAGAGTTTCCTCCGACACCATCTTTACACGCTTTTACTCTTCCTTGTGTAATATCACACGCCATATTTTATAAGGTTTTAAAAAGGGCTAAATTAATAGCCCTTATTTGTTATTAATTATGCTCTGTAAAGTACGATTTCTCCACCGTAAGCATATTGAACGCCTCCTGTAAATACAACTTTCATTCTTACAGTACCAGATAAGTCTGTTTCGTCCATATCTTTGATTTTAATTTCGTTAAAATCAGCAGTTAAACCTGTTCCGAAAAACACTTGGCTCTTATCATAAGCAACCATAGTATTTGCATTTAACGCTTTAATTTCAGTTAAAGTATATCCGTTAAAATCAAATTCAGAAGGGTTTGCAAATGTTCCGTTTGCTCTTGCAAATGAACCTTGAATTTTCTTTAATGCTCTTAATACATTTGTAGAAACTCCCAGCACTAAACCTGATGAACCTATAACTTCGTCTGGAACAGCATCGATAAACTTAGCTAATTCAGCTTCAATATTTGCAGAAGTAATTGCTACAGGCGTAGCTACGTCGATAACATCTGCATCTAATAATAAAGCAGGAATTAAACCATTAAAATTTCCAGTTGTTCCGTCGCCTTCCCAAATATCTACATCAACTTTTCTTGCAATACGTCTTCCCATATCAGCTAAGATAGCCGCTTGTTCTGTTGCTGGTAAGTTATCATTATGAGCAGAGAATCCCATTTGTGAAGCAGTCCATAACTGTCTAAAATCTTCTTTACATAATTCTGAATCCCACTTAACTTTTTTAGGTGCTAATTCTTTTTCTGATAAAGTAATAGAACCCGCTGGAGTGAATCCACACGAATAGTCAACGAATCCCGCTGCTGTTTCTACTTTTCTAATAAATTGTGGAGATACTAC